TACGCCGAGGCGGGCATCCGGCAGTACCGCATCGAGGCGGTGCTCGACGAGCAGACGACGAACATCTGCCGCTACCTCCACGGCAAAACCTTCTCGGTCGCCGACGCGCTTCGTCGCTTCGACCGTATCGAGGCGCTCGAAGACCCCGAGGCCATCAAACAGGCGATGCCCTGGGTCCGCGAGTCCACCGACCCCGACACAGGCCGCACCCGGCTCCATGTGAACGGCAGCTCCGGCCGGACCGACCTCGCCGAGGTCACGCGCTCGGCGATGGGCACCCGCGACGATCGCGGCGATTTCCGCGCTCTCGCCAGCGACAGTGCGTTGAACGAGGTCGGGATCGGCTTCCCGCCGTATCACGGGCTCTGCCGCACCACGACGCTCGCGGTCGTGTGAGCGCACCTTCGCGACTACGTGTTGTCGACGGGCGACTGCAGCTTCTCGATAAGACGGCTCTTGATCCCCTCGAGGGCGTCGACGACGGCGCGCAGATCCTTCAAGGCGTCCGTACGTAGTTCTTCCCACCGTTCTTCGGCAAGTCTCTGGCCGCTCTCCTGCCAGAGCTCCAATGTGTCCTCGTCGGAGCAGTTCTCGACGATGTGTCGATCGATCACGGCCTGGAACGAGAAGTCGATGCAGGAGCGGATGTTTCCGTGGGAGTGGTCTAGGTCGGCCAGTAGCTCGCTGATCTCGTCGAGGCTCGTCGCCTCGTGAAGCATCGCCTGGAGCGGTGCTGCCCAGTGGTCGTCCCGAACGTCCTCCAACACAGCTTCAACGCGCTGCCCAAACTCCATGAGCCGATTGACGGCGTCTTTGAATCCATCCTGAGCCGACGCGGAGTCCCAGTCGTGAGCAGCAGCGTAAACGCTCTCGAAGTCCAGCTCGTCCCTCAACCACTCGGCGAGGCTCTCGGATAGCGCATTGGCAATCGTCGGATGAAGCCGAGCCTCGGACCTGAGCAGCTCCCATGCAGAGCGCCGCAATTCTTCGAGCGCGTCAGTGTCCTCAATGACCACGCCAGCTTCGACGTTCTTCGCGCTCTCGTCGCTGAAGTTGGACGATCCGACGTATCCGATGTCATCGACGATGTAGATCTTCGAGTGATTCCTTTGCGTGAAGTAGATCTCGACGCCATCGCGGGCCGCGAGCCCGTCGAGCCTCTCGATGGAACTCTTGATGGCGTCGCGAGCCTTCCGCCGTGCGTCGCCCCAGTACGTCGCCCACCAGCTCGGAATGTTGGTTACGAGCCGTAGGGATTTGAGGTTGGTCGCGCCCTCCAGTGCGCGCAGGAGTGGGCCACCCGCCTTGGGCAGGTTGTAGGTCACGATGAATGCTGCTTCGGCGGTCGGGAGCCGGTCGTAGACCTCCTGGGGTCCTTGCTCGTCCTTCGTGATGACGACCCTGGCTCCCTCGGTCAGCTCGATCTCGCTCTTGGCCATGGACTGGTGCGCTCCGCGATCCGCGGGCGTTCAGCTCCGCTCTGGCCCGATACGATACCGGGCGGACCGGTTCGATGTCGATTCGAAGCGGTGTCCCCTCTCGTCCCTCGCGGCAGCTTTGCCTCTGCGGAGGCCGACGCATGTCCGACACGAAGCCGCGCCAGACCGAGAGCACGGCCCCGAGCACCGGGGACGGGACGCCGGCGTCCGCGCCCGAACGGACCGGCGACAAGACGGAGAAGCACGACGCACCGTTCGTCTGGCCGCGCGACTTGAACGCGCCCTCCAGCGACAACCCCGAGTGGGGCACCGACCCGGAGGCGCTGCGCGATGTCTGATCGTCGCGAGCAAGCCATCTCCTCTGCGCGCCGCGTCCTCGCGGCGAACGCCAGCCTGCGCGCAGAGCCCACCGAGGTCGAGAAGACCATCTGGGGCTCGCCCGCGGGCAAGAAGCGCCTGGCGGACCGCCTCGTGGCGATGCTCCCGGCGCACAAGACCTACGTCGAGCCGTTCGCCGGCAGCGCGGCAGTGCTGTTCGCCAAGGAGCCCGCCGAGGTCGAGGTCATCAACGACGCCGACCTCGAGATCGCCGACGCCTACCGGCTCATCAAGAAGCTCACGCCCGAACAGCTCACCAAGCTGAAGAAGTTGCCGTGGACCGGCGATGAGAAGACGTTCAAGCGGCTCCTCGACGAAGAGCCCGCGGGCGACGTCGAGCGGCTGCACCGCTTCCTGTACCTGACGCACTTCTCGTACGGGAAGATGCGCGGCAAGAGCTTCAGCCCGTCGGTGGTGGGCGTCGAAGCGACGACGCTCAAGCGCATCGAGAAGTTCGGGCCGCGCCTGAAGAAGGTGCGGGTCTACGGCGGTGACTACGAGAAGGTCGTCCGCAAGTACGACAGCAAGGACACGGTCTTCTTCCTCGACCCGCCGTACCCCGGCTACAACGTCGACGTCGGCGAGAGCGAGTTCGACGAGGAGCGCTTCTTCAAGCTGCTCAAGTCGCTCAAGGGCCGCTTCCTCATCACCTACGGCATCCGGGGCAAGTTCCCCGAGCTGGTGAAGGGCTCGGACTTCTGGTCAAAGCGCATCCGCACCCGCCGGTCCATCGCGCACATGCGCGGTGTCGGCGGCAGCTCCGTGCTGACGCAGCTCCTGGTCGCGAACTACGAGCCAACCACCAAGGCGCTCGACGACGAGTTCGTCCTCGACGACTGGGACGGCGCACTCGACGAGGGTGGCGACGACGTCGAGAAGGCCCAGCCTTTCGGCACCTTCGGCGGCTCGTTCCACTACGCCAAGCGCATTGTCCCGCTCATCCCGACGCACACGACCTATGTCGAGCCCTTCGCGGGCGCGGCGGCGGTGCTGCACGCGAAGGACCCGAGCGAGAAGGAGGTGCTCGCTGACCTCGACGACGACGTGTTGTTCCTGCACCGGAGCATCAAGTCGATGACGCCCGAGCGCGTCGAGGAGCTGCGCCGTCGCTTCGAGTGGACGGTCTCGCAGGAGAGCTTCGCCAAGGCGCGCGACATGACGCCGAAGGACGACGTTGCGCGCTTCTACAAGCTCGTCTTCGTGCGCACGCACGCGCGCGACTGCCGGCCCGACGGCACGCATCCGGCGCAGCAGCACCTCGGCTCGACGACCAACCCCGAGAAGTACCTCAAGGCCGCCGAGCGCCTCAAGGACGTGAGCATCCGGCGACAGGACTACCGCAAGACGCTCGAGGCCTACGACAGCAAGGACACGTTCTTCTTCATCGACCCGCCGTATCCCGGTGAGTGGTTCGACAAGGACAAGGTCATCGACCTCGGTGAGTTCATCGATGCGCTCGCGAAGGTCGAGGGCAAGTTCATCGCGGTCCTCAACCCGACCCCAGAAAACGTCGCCGCCTTCAAGAAGGTCGGGCACGTCTTCCGGCTGAAGGTGCGCGAGGCCTCGGGGCGCGGCGGTGCCAAGCACGCCATGCGCCTCTTCGTCGCGAACTTCCCGGTGCGCAAGGCTGAGGAGTTCGAGCTCGTGGCCAAGTGCGAGCACCTGCCGCTCGACCCGAGCGTCGACGAGCTGGTGTTCGACAAGCCCTCGCGCCTCGTGAAGGGCATCGATCCGAACGACGAGCGCTTCGTGCTGGGCATCGTGCTCGAGCCCGAGGTGGTCGACGCACAGGGCGACATCTACTCGGCCGAGGAGATCCGCGCCGCCGCCCACCGCTTCATGGAGGACTTCGGCGGCCTCGGGCTGATGCACCGCCTCCGCGTGAACGGGCAGGTAAAGGTGCTCGAGAGCTACCTCGCGCCCACCGACTTCAGCGTCGGCGAGCTCGCGGTCAAGAAGGGCACGTGGCTTCTCGCTGTGCGCGTGCTCTCCGACGAGCTGTGGGAGCGCGTGAAGTCGGGTGACCTCACGGGCTTCTCCATCGGCGGCTCCGCGCGCCGCGTGCCCGAGCCCGCTGCTGTTCCGACGTCGGAGCCGCCCATGAACAACCAGCCCGCCTCGGAGGCTGCCGCATGACGACGCCGATGAACAAGGCGGACGACGGCGTGCATCGCCTCGTCGACATGGTCGTCGAGGAGGTCTCGCTCGTCGACCGCGCCGCCAACAAGCACCGCTTCCTCATCGTGAAGAGGGATGACGCCATGGACGACGACAACACCACCGACACCACGAACAACGACTCGTCGCCGTCCGCTGCGCCCACGGCGAAGCTCGACGACGGCACCGCGCTCGGCGCGGCGCTGACGGCGCTGGAGAGCCTGACCGGGCTCGTCGAGCTGCTCGGCTCGCTCGGAGCAGACCAGGCCGACGCTCGCCTCGCCGAGCTGGCCGAGGAGCTGCGCTCCGTCGCCGAGCAGCTCCTCGCCCGCAGCGCCGGGGACGACGAAGACGTCGAGGCACGCGCCAAGACCGACGCCGAGACGAAGCCCAGCGAACCGAGCACCTTCGCCGGCAACGTGACCGCCGCGAAGCAGGCGCTCACGCGTCTCGCCGAGCTCGCGGCCAAGGTGCCCGCGGCAAAGACCGAGACGCCCGCACAGCCGGAGCCTGCGGTCGCCGCGAAGGACTCGTCCGCGACGGCGACGCAGAGCGTGACCGACTCGCTCGCGAAGCTCGCCGACTCGTTCCGTGCGCTCTCGGAAACCGTGAAGGAGCAGCAGCAGCGACTCGGCCGCGTCGAGAAGCAGTTCGGACTGCCGAACAGCGCAGCGCCCGCCGAGCGCATGTCGAAGGCCACCGTCGAGGACGTGGGATGGCCGCTCGATCTCAACAAGCCCAAGGACCGGGAGAGCGTCGACAAGGCGATCTCCTTCCACGACCTCTGAACCCCGCCGGAAGGAGCCCGCGCCCATGACGTACCTCGACAATCGCACCATCCTGGAGAAGGCCGATCTCGCGCTCGCCGACCTGACGGCGGGAGGCGGCATCCTCAAGCCCGCGCAGGCGCAGAAGTTCATGCGCCTGCTCATCAAGCAGTCCGTCCTCATGCAGCAGGCCACGGTCGTCCCGATGGCCTCGCCGAAGCAGCAGATCTCGAAGATCAAGTTCGGCAGCCGCATCCTGCGCCCCGGCCAGGAGGCCACCGCGCTCCCGCCCGCGCAGCGCGCCGCGCCCGACCTCTCCCAGGTCGAGCTCGACGCCAAGCTGTTCAAGGCCGAGGTGCGCCTCTCCGATGAGGTGCTGGAGGACTCCATCGAGCGCGGCGAGCTGCGCCAGACGATGATGGAGATGATCGCCGACGCCATCTCGCGCGACATGGAGGAGGTGCTGGTCAGCGGCGACACCGCGTCCGCCGACCCGTTCCTCGCCACGATGGACGGCGTGCTCAAGCAGGCCACGAGCCACGTCGTCGACGCGGCCGCCGCCCCGATCTCGAAGGACCTGCTGCGCGATCTCGTGAAGACGCTGCCCAGCGAGTACCTGCGCGACAAGAGCGCGATGCGGTACCTCACCAGCGTCGACGCCGACCTCGACTACCGCAACACGCTCGCCGAGCGCGCGACGGCAGTGGGCGACAAATTCCTCGAGGGCGACGCCCCGGTCCTCTACTCCGGCGTGCCGGTGCAGCCCATCCCGCTGTTCCCCGAGAACCTCGGCGCGGGCAACGACCAGACGGTCATCCTGCTCTGCAACCCGAAGAACATCCACGTCGGCATCTGGCGGCAGATCCGCATCGAGTCGGCGCGCGACATCTCCGAGGGCACGCTGAAGATCGTCGCGACGCTCCGGTTCGACGTGACGTTCGCTGAAGAAACCGGGGTGGCCAAGGCCATCAACGTGCAGCTCTGAGGAGGACCGAGCCATGACCGACACGCTGCTCGTTCGTCTGAAGCCCTACGACCCGCGCCGTGGCCACGTGCTGCGGCGCTACACCTACGCCGGCATCAAGTTCCAGGAGGAGCGCGGCTGGTACCGCGTCGAGCGGCCGGTGGCCGAGTACCTGCGCGCGGTGCGCGAGTTGCCCTCCGATCGCTACGCGCCGCTCGCGTTCGACGTCTGCACCGAGGCCGAGGCCAAGGCGCTCGACGCGGGCGAGAGCGAGGCCGCCAAGGTCAAGCGCAGCGCCACGGACGACCTCAAGGTCGTGCCCGCGCGCGCGGCGGTGACCACCGAGGACCTGCCGCCGAAGTCCACGACGCCAACGCAGCCCGGGAAGGACGACGACGCGGGCAGCAAGCGCGGCAAGCGCGAGCGAGAGTGACGTGTACGCCTCGGTTGCCGACCTGCGCGCCGAAGGCGTGACGGCGGCCGAGGCGAGCGACGCACGCCTTGAGCTGCTGCTCGACGAAGCCTCGAGCCTGATCGACCGCG